GTAAAGTCCATACAGGAGTTCCCACAGATGCTTGAGCTGCGCCCAATCGTAGTAGATGGCAATATGGTAGTGCTTGGGGGGAATATGCGCCTTAAGGCTTGCGTAGCCGCAGGACTGAAGGAAGTACCCATCATCGTAGCAGACCAACTGACCGATGCGCAGAAGGCTGAGTTTATCATTAAGGACAACGTAGGCTTCGGAGAATGGGATTGGGACTTACTCGCTAACCAATGGGATGTAGAGGCATTAGAAGATTGGGGTCTTGAACTGCCCTTTGACAATACCCCTGTGCTTGAAGCGGAGGAGGATGACTACGAAGCACCATCCGAAATAAAGACAGACGTAGTCTTAGGGGACTTAATAGAGATAGGCAACCACCGCCTGCTATGTGGGGACTCTACCGATAGCGATGCAGTCGCAAGGCTTATGGATGGCAGGAAAGTAGACCTTATCTTAACAGACCCTCCTTATGGAATTGGATATGAGTACGATAAACATAAAGATGATTCAAGCGAATTAAATGCACAACTTGTTTGGGATGTTTTTGCTTTACACGATTGTGGTAAAGTTTGGACAAGTGGATTGATGAACCTCTCAAGAGACATTGAAAGATTTGGCAAAACAAAAGTTGCGGTATGGTATAAGAAATTTGCAGCAGCAGGTAATGGAGTAGGCGGTGCTTCAACTTGGGAACCTATTTTAATCTTAAATCCTCCTGCTAAAAATCTTAAAAATGATGTTATTGAGTTAATGGTTGAAAAGGAGGAAGTTAATGGAGTTAGCCTTCGTGAATTACATTCCTGCCCCAAGCCCGTTAAATTATATGGCATCCTTGTTGAATCATTTACGGAGCAGAAGCATTTAATTTTTGAGCCCTTTGGCGGCAGCGGTACAACAATGATTGCTGCACATCAATTAAAAAGAACTTGTTATTCTATTGAGATGAGTCCTAATTATTGCCAAGTCATAATAGACCGAATGCACAAGCTCGACCCATCCCTTGAAATCAAAATAAACGGCAAGCCTTATGACAAGTAGTGACATCCATAAAAAGGCAATGCTCGAAGCGTTGGAGAAATCGTTAGGGGTTGTGACCTCCGCTTGCAAGAGCGTTGACATCGCAAGGCAAACGCATTACCGATGGCTGCAAGAGGACAAAGAATACAAAGCAGCAGTCGATGAACTATCAGACGTAGCGATTGACTTTGCAGAGAGCCAACTGCATAAGCAGATAAAGGAGGGCAACTCCACCGCTACTATCTTCTTTCTAAAGACCAAAGGCAAAAAGCGTGGGTACGTGGAACGCCAAGAGGTAGACGTATCTTCGGGCAAGCTATTCCAAATTGAGGTGCTTGGCGAAGATTCAGACCAATAAAGTTTATAACCACCTAAAGCGCAGCGACAAAAAGATAATCGTTGAGCAGGGCGGTACTCGTAGCGGAAAGACTTACAACATCCTGCTATGGGTGATTTTCTATTATAGCACACGAGAAACAAACAAGACCATCACCATCTGCCGCAAGACGTTCCCTTCGCTTCGGGCTTCGGTGATGCGTGACTTCTTTGAGATACTGCGCAACCACGACCTGTACAGTGAAAGCTACCACAACAGGTCAAGCCACGAGTATTATCTGAATGGCAACCTTGTGGAGTTTATCAGCCTTGACCAACCGCAAAAGATACGAGGCCGCAAGAGGGACTTGCTCTACATCAACGAGGCCAACGAGCTGACCTACGAGGATTGGCAGCAGCTTATCCTGCGTACCGAAGGCAGGGCAATCCTTGACTACAACCCTTCAGATGCGTTTCATTGGATTTATGATAAGGTGGTAACCCGTGATGACTGCGAGTTCCATCAGACCACTTACCTTGACAACCCGTTTCTTGATAGCAGCATCCGAAATGAAATAGAACGGTTAAGGGATACCGATAGCGACTATTGGAGAATCTACGGATTAGGAGAACGTGGTATGAGCAGAGCCACCATCTTCCAATACGGGCAGGCAGATATACCAAGTGATGCCACGCTCCTATGTCACGGGATGGACTTTGGCTACACCAATGACCCAACCGCACTTGTGGCGGTGTATAAGTCGGGTGACAACCTTTATGTGGATGAGCTTATCTACCGCACAGGTATGACCAACCCCGACATCAGCAACGTACTTGCCTCGCTCGGCCTTGATAGACGTACGGAGATATATGCTGACTCTGCTGAACCCAAATCTATTGAGGAGCTGCATCGTATGGGATGGAACGTGAAACCCACGCAGAAGGGCGCAGATAGCGTCATAGTGGGCATTGACGTACTCAAGCGGCACAAGCTATTTGTTACACCACGAAGCAGCAACCTAATCAAAGAGCTTCAGAACTACAAATGGGTAGAGGACAAGAACGGCAACCTGCTCAACAAACCGATTGATGCATTCAACCACGCCATAGATGCGCTGCGGTACGCAACGTATAACAAGTTGAGCAGACCTAACTTTGGCAGGTATGCCATACGCTAAAACTAAAAGGTTATTTTAATAATGGAACTAAAGGTAATTGTACCCACCTCCCTGTCGGAGATAACGCTTGACCAATACCAACGCTTCGTGCGCTTGGATGGCGATGAGGAGTTCCTGAGCCACAAGATGCTTGAGATATTCTGCGGAGTGCCCCTTGCCAAGTTGCCCAACGTAAAGTTCAAAAGCCTTGCAGGGGTAGTCAACCGACTCAATGGTATGTTTGGCACCAAGCCATCCCTCAAGCAGGAGTTCAATCTTGGTGGGCAGACATTTGGATTCATTCCAAGCATTGAGGACATTAGCTTCGGTGAGTACGTTGACCTTGACAATTATATGGCAGACACGCTGAACCTGCACAATACGATGGCGGTGTTGTACCGACCCATCATACAACGCTCAGGCAAGCGATACGACATTGAGCCATACGAATCGGCAGAGAAGTATAGCGACTTAATGAAGCAGGCTCCTATGGATGTTGTATTAGGCGCAACGCTTTTTTTTTATCGTTTAGGAAACGACTTGTTGACCGCTACAATGAACTCTTTGGAGAAGCAGAAAATGAGTACTCGACAGAATCACAGTTCGGAAGGAAGTGGGGATGGTACTCCTCATTCTACCACCTTGCTAAAGGAGATGTCACAAAGTTTGAGGATGTGGGAAGATTGGGCGTTCACCAATGCCTCACCCTTCTCACGTTTGACAAAGAGCGAAATGACATTGAACGAAAGCAATTAGAAAAACTAAAGAAATGAGGCAGTTTTACGACATCACCACCAAGCTAAAAGACACCCTTGAAGCCAATAGCCAAGTCAGCGTGGTAACGACAGGGGATATTTTTGACATAGACCTAAACAAGCAGACCATCTTCCCTTTGTCGCACATCATCATCAACCAAGCAACATTCGAGGGACAGATAGTCCGTATGAACGTGAGCATTGTTTGTATGGATTTAGTAGATGAGACCAAAGAGAATCCTCGCTTGCAGGCAGAGCCGTTCTATGGGGTGAGCAATGAGCAGAATATCTTGAACACGCAGCTCGCAGTAATTAACGATGTGGTGACAGAACTGCGCAGGGGTACTCTGTACACCGACCTTTATCAGTTAGATGGTACTGCCTCTTGCGTTCCCTTTAGTGAGAGGTTTGAGAACCTGCTTGCAGGATGGACTGCAACCTTTGATGTGCTGCTTGCAAACACCGAGATAAGCATCTGCTAAAATGGCACGGGAGGATTTGCTTGCTTCGGTGCTTGTTAAGTTTGGCAAATTTGTCATTCAACAGGCGAAGAGCAATCTATCGCGAAAGAAACAAAACGCCTCAGGCAATTTGTACAAGTCTCTAAAGTATAATATCTACTATTCAAATAACAAGTTCTCCCTGACGTTCTCAATGGATGAGTATGGTGAGTACCAAGACAAGGGAGTAAGGGGCGCAAAGAGCACCTATTCAAGCGCAGGGGGGTCTCCCTACAAGTACACCAACAAGATGCCACCCGTAAGTGCGTTTAGTCAATGGGCTATCAAGAAGGGATTGGATGGCGTACGAAATAAGAAGGGGCAGTTTGTAAAACGCAAGAGCCTTCAGTTCGCATTAGCACGGAGCATCTACGAGAAAGGAATTCCTGCAACTAAATTCTTCAGCACCCCTTTTAATATAGCGTTCAAAAATCTACCTACTGAATTAGTAGAGGCGTTCAAACTAACAGAACAAGACTTCAAAGCATTTACCACAAAATGAGTACACCTGTAATATCCACGCCAAGCAGCCTTTCAATGGGGCGCAGCCCTTTATTTGTCACGGGCAAGAACAACGCCCTTGCTGCTGACCAACTTGATTCAATGACGCTTCAGCTAAAGATTTACAATGGCCTAAAGGCATCGCCCCCTGCTACTGCAAACTATTCTTTAAGTAAGAATTATTCTATCAACGAGGTCATCAACTTTGAGGTGAGCGACCTTGTACGCTCGGAGTTCTACCACGACTTCAGCGTATGGAACGACATAGGCTACACGCAGAGTCCGCAGGGTGAGGCGTTGTGGGTTTCACCTATTGGCGATTGGGTCTATTCAAATAACGGAGCCGCACCTGAATCAGCGGTATGGGCAACAGGCAGCTCTTTGGCGTTTCTTGCTACCGATGGATGGGCAACGCGTGATAACATAGCCCCCGTTGCGGTATCACAACCCGTGCTTGCAACGAGCAGAGATAGGCAGGTGCTTGTAGGGAACTATGAATCCCTTGCGATTAACAATAGCAGCACAAATGCTCTTGCCAAAATTGTCATCACTTGGCAGAGTGGCGATTCTGATGATTTTCAAATAAGTGCCATAAGCACCGCACCACCTGACAGAACAACAAACAATAGCCAAAACCTTGTGATTTACGCAGGCGTAGGCCCTGCCAACCTTGAGAACAATTCTTTTTTAGATAATGCGATAAAGCCAAGCAGTCAACCCGATGGTGGCGTAGGGCAGTACTACGATGTGATTCTAAAGAACGCAGGCAATACCACCCTTGCAACGGTGAGGTACTATGTTCTTTGCGAATCTAAATACACTCCTGTGCAGGTGGCGTTCAT